TATTTTTACACCAAGCGCGTGAATTGCCTCGGCACACGATGCTACGGCGAGGTGATGCACGCGCCCAAAACGAGCCCCAAGCACGCCGTAGAGCTTCACCAGCACCACCAGCGGCTGAGGGCTGATCGTTGTTCGCATTGCCATTAGTCAGCCTCCGGTACGCGCTGATGCCGAAGAATCAGCACGGTGTAATCAGCCCACATTCCGCCGTATACGTCGCGGGTGGATTTCTTGTTGTAGCGGTGATGCAGGAATGTGCCGGGGGCCGGGTGCAGAGCGGGCTCGCTGACGAGAAGGCCGTCATCCAGATAGATGCCCGCATGATTTGGCGCGCCTGCATTGATCTGCATGACGATCATGTCGCCTTTACGCGGCGTCGCAACAGGGTAGAACCCTGCCTCCTCGTAATACTTCTCGTACAGGCTTTCACCGGCATTCCACCAGCCATCCCGGCGCGGGTAGTTCGGCAGCTCAATCCCGTGCTCGCGCTCGTAGTAATCGCGACACAGTGCGTAGCAATCCAGCAGGCCGTGGCCGAACTCGCGGCCCACCAGCGGGGCCTGGTAACCGTCAGGCTTGAACTCGACGTACTCGCCGGATGGCCAGCTGACAATGCCCCATGGCTTTTCATGCAATTCACAGCTGACCCGATCCGCCATGCTTGGTACGGGCGGAACGTCCGGATGGCTATGAATAATCATGGTCACCTCACCCCGGTCCTCTGCGTCTGCTTTGTCGGCAGGGTTGATCATGAAGTGCTCGCTGGGCGTCTGGGCATCATTTGCACAAGGAACATACTTGAGCTTTCCCGCCTCACGAATCACCACGCCGCAGCTTTCCTTGGGGTACTCACTGGCGGCGTGCGCCTGGATTTGTTTCAGCATCACTTTATTCATGGTTTGCCTATCCGATGAGCGCGGCGCCTGGTGCGCCACCGAACGACAAGGGGTTGCCCTTGCCAAAACGTAACTCGCAATCGCTCGGCCGGCCGCCGCAGCGATCCAGCGCCGGGTCATCTACCGGATTGCCGTCGAGGTCGAACATCTTGATCCCGGTGTAGTTGCAGTCGGGGCCGCGGTACTCGCCCCACAGACACCATTCGCACCGGTTCATGATCAGACCGCCGGGGAGGCGCTGGCCTTTAACAGCCGTCGGGGGAGCCAGCGAAAACACCACCTCTTCACGCAGCAGGCTCGTGACCTGGTTGATGTAGGAGATGTCGACCGTTTCCATTGGGGTGGCCGTCGGGTTTCCGTCTGGAAAATTGGCGGCATCCAGGTACTTGGCGTACGTCTGCCGAACCGTCAGCTTGACGCCGCTCATGCCCTGAAATTGCCGGCACAGCGCGGTGATGGTTCCGTCGATGTTGCTTATCTTCAGCATTGGCGTCGAGTTGTTGCCTTCCACGCTGCGGCCGAAACCGCCAGTCTGGTAAGGCCGCGGAACATAGGTCTCACCCTTCCAAATGATCGGTGCCGACTGCTGGTGCGCGTGGTATCGCAAAATCCCCATGCCGCGCGCTTCGCCATCCAATTCAATCAACTGGATAAGCGCCCCAGGCTCGAGCTTTTGGTTGTCCAAGGTGATCATGGGTTAAACACCTGCTGGAATTTGGTGGAAAGGATGTACACCCCGGCACCGAGCGGTTGAACACTCCACCCGCCGTCGGTGATGAATGCGCCCTGCTCATGCAAGGGTGGCGTCCACAGAAAGTGGGTGACGCCCTTGTGCCTCACGAAGAAGTCGCGAATGGGAAGGATGTAGTCAGTCTTCCCCATGAACGTAACCGGCCACGACGTGGAAATGTTGTTGATGCCGACCGAGAGGCGCTGGCTGTAGCCGTTGCCAAACTGAGAAACAAGGATGTCCGTGTCGTCATCACCGGTCGTACCTTTTTCTGGGCACCAGGTGAATACCTCAGTCATGCCGCGTTCCTCCGGTTGCTTGGATCAAGAAGGCCGTTCTGCCCTTTCTCTTGCTGAATCACCGCCCTGGCCACCTTCGGCATTTCTGCCCGCACGGTGGCCAAGACTGCCTGGCCCATCTGCTCATAACCTGCCGTAGCATTGGCCGATCCGCTCGATCCATCCCCATTCACTGTGATGTGAATTTGGGGCGGCGCGCTGGACATTGGAGACATCTGCCCGCCGCCATGAGCCGGCGGCGCTGACGGAATTGCAGACACGTTGCCGTTGCGCAGAGCCTCGACAGCGGCGACACCGCCGTAGCGCTGGATATCCTTCTGGCTCCAGACGACTTCGCCCTTGTGCACGGTGCCGGCGACTTCGTTAACGCCCCCAGGACCTGTGTAGCCGCCGCCAGAGAACCCAATCCCGGCGATAGCTGCCACGTTGGCAGCAGCGGCAACACCAGCAGAGACGGCCAAGGCCATGCCCAGCGGGTAAGGCTGAACCGCCAGGGCGTTCTGGACTGCCACATACCCTTGGATGGTGGCCTGCGCGATTGCCGCCGCCTTCCCTACCGCTGCCAGCTTCTTGTTGCCCGACTGGCTGAGCGCGGTCATGTTGCCGAAGAAGTCAGCGCTCGACGTCAGTACCGCCGAGTTCTTGGCGCGCTCGATCTTCGCCTGGTTATCCCTGCCCTGCTGGTTGATGTTGTTGACGCGCTCGGCGTAGGTCTCTTCGTTGATAGCCTTGAGGTCGAGATAGGCCTTCTGCTTTTCCAGTTCCATGGTGCGCCAGGCGTCAACCTTCGCCGACTCCTCATTCAGCCTTTGAATTTCGCTATAGGCGCCGCCAACAGATGCGTCGATGCCGGTGACCTGCGGAGCCTGCGAAACGCCCTCGATGGTTCCAGGCTTCTGGGATGCCTTGAGGTTGACGTCACGAATCTTGATCAGGGTTTCAAGCCGCTTCATGGCCTCGGTGTTGCCCTGGCGCTCGTACTCAGCCATTTGAGCCGCATCATCAAGCGAGGACTTGAGGCTGTTTGCCTCCCGCAGCTGACCGGTCAACGTCAGCAGTTGAACCTGATCCTTCTGCGCCTGCTGAATGTCTCGGCTGATCTGAGCCTCGCGCTCAAGCGCAACGTTCTTCTTGAGCTGGGCGGTTATCAGATCCTGGCTGGCCAGCAGCGACTTCTGGTCGGCGGTGAGCGTCTTCTTGCCTTTGATGTCGGCGAGTTGCTGCTCCCACCTGATCAGAGCCTGGGCCTGGGTGCCTACCTTCTCAGTAGCGATGCCCTGGGCGTTCAGCGAAGCGTTCTGCTGTAGCAGGACTGCCTGCGTTTGGCGGGCGGCGTCCAGCGCCTTCATGCCGGCGTCTTCGGTGTAGGCCTTCTCCTTCTTCGGAGCCGACTCTTTATAGATCGGGTTATCGCGAATGGCCTTCTGCGATGCGGCAGCCTGCTCTTCACTGATGATGTAGCCGGCGGCTCGGGCTGCATTGATGCGCTTCTCGTCATCTTCCAGCGCTTTGTTCATTTTTTGGCGCTTGGTGAAGTTCTGCTCAATGCTCTTTTGAAAGGCCTCGTAGGCCTGCTGACCATCTCTTTGGAGCTGCGCGGCTTTTCCCTCTGCCGCTGATTGATCATTTTTGGCATTGATTTGTCCCTGGATCGCCGCAATCTGCTTTTGCAAATCTTCAGCCGATTCCCCACCACGAGACGCCCGCGATGACCTCCCCGCCGCTGTCAGCTTGTTGACATTATCGAGACGCTCCTGCAGCAACGACAGCTTACTTTCCAAAGTGCTTTCACGACCAATGCCAAGCATTGCGTCCCAGCCTTTCTTGGCGGCGCCAGCAACGGTATTCCATGCTGTCTCGATATATCCAAGGCTTTCCTTGATTTTACCTGCACGCTCGGACAACGCTTTAGCCAAAGCTTCCTGAGCTATTGCGGCAGCGGCTTCCTTGTCGCCCATTTCCTGCGCAGCTCTCACCTGCTCATAAACGGAGGCAGTGAGAAAGTTATACTTTTCGTTGAGGGAGGCGAGCGCCTTTACGGGATCATCCGCCAGCTTTACAAACTCCCCCACAGTGGTTGATACAGCTTGACCTGTAGCCTTTTCGAAGGATACCGCTGCAGCAGCTACAGCCTCAAAGCTCGTGCTCGCAATTTTGCCGGTACCCGCAAGTTGAGCGAGCGCCGCAGCTGCGGTGCCTGTAGTACCGGTCGTGTCACCGATCCGCTTAGCCATTTCGGCCAAAGCGCCCGTGCTTGTCCCAGCTGCGTTTCCAGTGATGATGAGCGAATCCCTGAAAGCATCTTGCTCTTTGGAGCCTTGGTAATAAGCAACCCCGAGTGTCGCCGCAGCAGCAGCCGCTACGGTAAATGGGTTTACAAGACCAAGTACGTACCCGCCAAGAGCCTTGGCCGCCGGCCCTGCCCCGCCAAACATATCCTTAAGCTGACCACCCTGCTGAAGGAATACAGTCAGAGGCGCCTGGCCGCCCTGGAGAGAGACGGCGATGTCGGTAAACTGGGCCGGAACTCCACGAAGTGCGGCGGCAGTTTGTTTTGCGGTATTTCCGGTGCGGGTCAGGGAATCACTGAAGCGGGTCAGTTCGTTACGGGTTTCGGTGATTTTCTGTTGGTACTCGGTATAAGTGTCGGTCTCGATCTTTCCAGCCTTGTGAGCCTTTGCCAGAGCAAGCTCCTGCTTCTCCAGTTCGTTCATCTTGCGGGTAAGCGGGTTAATACTTCCCAGCAACTGTTCTATCTCGTCGCGCTGGCTGGAAAATGATTTCCCCGCCGCGTCTGCGCTCTTACCTGCGCTTTCCATGCCACTTCCGGCCTTGTCCATGGCTGGTTTTACCCGCAATCCAGCGCCTTCAAGAGCTTCGAGAGCCTTGCGGGTATCAGCCGCTTTCTGTTCGGCATCCCGGCTATCGATCTCCAGAACAAGGCGGGATGTCTGAGTCATTACTTTTCTCCGGGCATAAAAAAACCCGCTCGCTGCGGGTCATGAAAATAGTGTCTGGCTAAATGGAATCCATCTCAGCCTTAAGAAGATTCATTTTTGACTCAAATGTATACTTTTCAAGGCTATCGACCCCCGCTGGGCGCGGTGTGCGAAGCCACTCCATGTAGCCCAGCCACGATGCATAAGCGTCTTTTATTGCCAATGCCAAAGCCGGCCGCGCTTCGATCTCTTGTTTCAGGAGAGGCTTCAACTTCGGCGTCTCGGCGTCTATGCAGCTTGAAGACTCCAGAAATGACGCCTCGACCATTGCTCTATATTTAGCGCTAGTCTCACCATGCTTTTTTAGAGATTTGTTCGCCTCGTCAAGCGCCTGAGACCCTTTGAAGCTGCAATAAGCTGCCGAGCCCTCGAGCATTTGCAAAAAACTTGGCTCTGCGTTTACGCCTGGCGAGAAAATCAAGCATGCGACCGCAGCGGTTAAAAGCCTCATCAGACGTCTCCCTGTAGAAAGCGGCAATCTACCACTATCCTGTGGTAAGCGCGAAAGCGGCTATTTCAAGATGTGAGAGACAACCGCGCCAACACCTGCCTTGATCGTGTCAATGGTCAGGCCGACGCCCTTTTCCTTGAGCAGGCTCTTTGTTTTATCCCAAATAGACTCTGATCGGATGCTATCCAATAGCTCGCGCCCTTTCCAGGTCAAACCCAACGCATAGAACTGTGGAGGGCCGCTAAGGAATCCAGGGTCGTTACCTTCAATCAGCCCACCCTCTTCCATCATTTTCATATGGAGCGCTACCCATTCAGCCGGAAACGGCGGCATTTCCTCCGCCTGCCTATGCTCACCTTTGGCCTCTTCAAGGTCCAAGAGGATTATTCTGATCAAGTCCCAATTGCGCTGCATAGCTTCCTCTCCATGGCTATGGTTTTCACTCTAACCATCGTCGCTAAGCAGGCATACGGCGTCAAGCGCGAACATCACGGCATCCACCTCGTCCCGCGTCATTGGCGAAGGGTGCGAATCCAGCCAGTCCGATATCTCCCTGGCGGATAGAGGCAGCGGGTACGGCCTGCTCATGGCGGAAATGAAGCGACGGCCCCTCGTAATGTTTCTAAAGGTGCTCAACAGGTAGGCGGTGATGGGGTCGTTCGGCGGCTCTTCGGGAAGATCAAAGCCCAGCCGCTGGTAGATCAGGCTTCGCTTTTCGGCTTGGCCGACTGCCCACTCTTTTTCCCACTCGAACCGGGCGACGGCTTTTTTACGGTTTCTTCCAGCTCTTCGGCTGCACCGGCTGCCACTGAGGCGCTGTGCCGCAGGACAAACAGGAAGAAATCCACGTTGTGGTCGAGCAACTGCGCGGCCACCGCCGGACTGTACTTGAGCGGGTTCCCTTCGGCGTCCAGCACGCCCGACCAGTCCTTCACGATGAAGTGGCTCAGCAGCATCGCGTGGTTCTGGTGCTCGGTCAACTCGCCGGCGACAACGCCAACCTGGCCCTCTTCGAAGCGCGCATCGTTGCGCACGATCCGACGGCGCATGCGCTCCAGGCCAACCTGGTACTCAGCATTGTCGATGCCGGCCAGCAGCACCTTCGTGTCCTTGTCGAATTCCACCCAGCGCGCGCCAGAGACGGCCTGGTCTTTCTTGGTCAGCTGCAAAGCCATGATAAATCCTCAACGCCACGCCAATAAAAGGACCGCCCCGGCCGGCGTTCAAGCCGAGGCAGTCAAAGGGTTTACGGTGCTGGGTCAGCCGCTTCACGGGTGATGGTCGGGCTGAGCTTGGCCACGGTGTAGTTCAGCGTCACCTCCACCAGGTCGCGCTTACCAGCGTTTGGAAGCTCGCCATCCACTTCCACCGCTGGGAAGTTGAAGGTGTACTTGTTGCCCAGCGAATCAGTGATAGGGAACACGACAGCGATGGGCGTGCGGGTGAAGGTGTTCTTCCACAGTTCCCATGCGCGCTTGGACCAGGCCAGCGTGAGGCTGCCGGTGATCGCCGCTTCGGTAGCAATGTGGGCGCCAGGACCGAGGCGTGCTGAACCCAGGCAGCGCTGAGTCTGCAGGCTATTGTCCAGGGCGATGGTCATGGCCGATACACAGGCCACGCCTTCGAGCGACTGACCGTTGACCAGGATAGTGCCGACGTTGTTGTTCGACAGAAACGGGGTAGTGGTCGGGGCATTGGGCGACACCACGATCGGCACTTCGCCGTCGGTGTAGTCGAGACACGCCATGTTGAAGGTGGCGGTGACCTTGCCTTCTGACGGGATGTCGAGGGCGAAGGTAGAGACGTGTGCGCCCTTGAACAGGCCGTAGACGCCGACATCGTTGTAGCCCTTGGCGATGCTGAAGGTGTTGCGGGTGTCGCCTACGCGCAGCACGTCAGCGGTCCACACGCCATAGAATGCGGCTTCCAGCAACTGATCGAACGAGCCGAACGAGAATTCCGCCGTCAGGTCGCCCCCGATATCGATGCTGGTGGCCACCGAGCCTTGGCTCAGGCGAGTGTCGGTAATCTCGTCGCTTACCTCAGTGTTGACGGTAGGGGTTAATGCATTGCCGGTCAGGCGCAGCGTGTCCCAGGTGCCGGTGGGGGTAACGCCTGGCGTCACCTCCTTGATGATGTGCGAAACGACTTTTGCGCCGGAACTCATGGGTGAGTCTCCTATCTGCGGGCATAAAAAAACCCGCTCAAGGCGGGTGGATGGTGTTGCCTGGCTCAGCCGGCGCGGAACCGGATGTTCACGTTGATCTGGTAGAACCCTTCGAACTCGCCGGCGATGGCCTGGCTTGCCTCCATGCATTCAAGGTCGCCTGACATCCAGTAGGCGAAGTGCGCCTCCAGCGCATCGGCCAGTTCGGTTATCGCCTTGGTGCCGGTTCGCTCCCGGGCGAAGCATTGAATGCTGATCTGCCCAGGCTTGCGGGTGTAGGGGCGGTCGGCCATGCCGGCCATGAAGGCCGAGGCGTATTGGATGTTCAGCCTGCACCACAGGCCGGTCGCTGGCGGCGTGAACACTTCTGGTTGGTTAGGG